TATGCTCATGAACGCAATATTAACCGATACCTTAGTATTCAAAAACAATAGAGAACTTCTCAAATCACCTCACTCAAACGCTATCGCTCAACACGTTATCGATTGGGTTAAAGAAAACCTATAAGATATGAAAAGAATTACAATAGAAGAATCAAGAGAATTCATTCCATGTAGTGAAGACTTTACAGGAGATGGTTTAGAAAAAGCCGAACTTTTTACATTAACCCCAAACACCTTAGACAGTAAATGGGATGATGTAACATACTACACTAAGCGATCAACCGCCATGTATATGAATAGGGACGGAGATTACGACTCTTGGGTTTATATAATGTCAAACCCTGCATCACCGGGATATCTTAAAATAGGGTTTACAAAGAACACACCAGAAGAAAGAGCAAAACAGATATCCAATTCCACAGGAGTAATCTTACCGATGGTCGTAGAATGGGCATTCCAGTGTTATAACGGTTTTGCATTAGAGCAAGAAGTACATGAAAAGTTAAAATCTTACAGAGTAAATAACCATCGTGAGTTTTTTCAAATATCATTAGGTGAAGCAAAAGATGCAGTTATTGAGTTAGGAGCAAGGTACTTAAAGTAAAACAATATGAAAGATCAATACGTAATCATAGACCTGAGAGACATGGACTACATGAAGGATAAAGACGGTAAAATCGAATACTACTTTAGAAGTAAAAAGGAAAATAAACAGAAAAAGAGTTGGAACTACATTATATAGTTCGTATCTTTAGATATAAGAATTAGAACTTCATCAATTGAAGATAGACAGTTATTTGGATATGGATGGCTAAGATAGTTAAACTGTATCAGCAGTTGTGTTTATTGTAAATGTAAGTCGAAAATCTCTCACTTTGCAAGGTAGAGTGAATCTTACCCCATAACTGAAATTTGGGCAGTGGAGTTTTATTATAATATTAAAACTTCCTTAATTGGAGGTAAGCAATATAAACCAGGTAGTTACAAGGTTTATATTTAACTATGGCAGTAGTTTGTTTATTGAAAATAACCTGACTGATCTTAGGTTATGGAGCTTTAAAGATTTAAGCTAGTTTAGAAAAACAAGCCACACTGAATATTATAAATACTCGATATATTACTGAGTTATATGAGTGAAAAGAGGTGGGATGCCTCATTATTAAAAATAAAATATTATGAATTACGATAAGTTTAAAACTGATGAGTTAGTAGAAATAGTAGTTACCAAGACTGGACTACCTTTACCTACATGCGACTATAATAATTACGGAAAGTATATTACTGTTGTACCTGAGAATATACCTTTTGGTGATGGTGTAACTGGTATAGAAAATGCTGATATGCACGATACTTTTAGAGAGGGATGCATAAGGCTAATTAATTGGTATAGTAAAGAAATAAGTAAAATATAATAAATTATGAAAAAAGTTAAAACATATAGTTGTGGAAATGGAGATGGGATGTTTGAAAAGGAAGACAAAGGTCTCTATGTTGAAAAATCTGATTACGATAAACTATTAGATTATAAAAAAGAATTATTTGATTTACTATATAGTAATTGTGACAATTTAACAAAGGATAGACTTTATGAGGTGTCTAAAAAATATGGGGATTTGTAAAAAAAAAATAACATTATGAAAAAGTTTAAAAAGACAGTAACAGAAATTAACAATGGAGCAAAATGTCCATTACCATTACAAGTTATACCTAATTATATGGGTATAAATTTAGTGTCGGTAGAATCAGTTAGTTGGAGTGAGTTAGAAGATGGTCAAATTATTGAACTAACAATAGAGTTTATACCTATTCTTGATGAAAAATGATAGATGTAGGAGAGTTTTTAAAAGAATTGAGAGGTTCTGCGGATTTACAGTTTAAAATCTTTACAGAAGGTAGTTGCTTTAAGTTATATCTTATAATAAAAACAATCCGTCCTGAATCAAAGGCTTATTGGTCTGATTTAGATAACCACTGTGTTATAAAAGTTGATAAAGAGTTTTACGACATAGGAGGTTTAATAAAGAAATCCTATATTGTAGACAGATCTTATTATAAGATACCTAAAAAACAATTAAACGGATATTCACTACTTAAATGGGTGAGTGAAGACTTAAACGTGGGTTCTAAGATAGAAAAGTATAAATAACGGTTACACCTATAACCAAGTATTGAAAGCTATGAGTATGTGTAATAGCAGAAAATGTGGGATATACTAAATAATGGTTGAACAGATGGTTAAACCTATGACCAAGTAGAGAGTAGAAGTTAAATGTGTAAACCAGTAACCTTGAAAGACCCGAACCTTCTCTTGTACGTATTTAAAACCGCTCAGGTTTAAACATAGAAATATGTGGAGGATAATTCAGTCACCGGCCCCTCGAAAGAGAAAAAACTTTAGACTGACACGTAAGGAAAGTGGGAGCCTTACACATTATAAAAAGGCCCGATTCTAGTGCATTAGATAGGGATCGAAGCACCCTGATGACGGGTTTGCTAACATTACATATATATATTACTTCGGTAATTACTATGGTTAGTGAATTGTCGCGGACGCAGGTCGAATCGTTAGTCGGACTAGTTAGTAACTCTAGGGTGTTCTCAAAGTTACAAGAGAAGAGGATGGTGAAAGCTATCCTCTTTTACTTTGAAATAAAAAGGAAAATAAACAGTAAAAGAGTAGGAACTACATTATATAGTTCGTATCTTTAGGTATAGGGGAACTAATAAAAACAAAAGATATGACAAAGTTAAATAGTAAAATAGTAAACGAGCAGTTAGATTTTTTAGAAGGATCGGAAGAAGCTCAACAGCATACAGATAGATCAGATTTCAACAGGTTTGAAATGTTAATGAATACAAAAGAGTACTTAACAGCAGAAGAACATGCTTTTTGTTTAGCTTGGGATAAGGAAGAGACAAGAGACGTAATGACCTTTATAGGAGGAAATAACGGAGAATACTTAAACTTAAGTTTATATTCAGAACATGACCACGAAAAGAGTGGAGAAGATGATTGCAACGTATAGTACTAATGTTAATAAATAAAAAATAAAGGTTATGATTATAAAGACACAAGAAGATGGTTGGGATTGCGTTCCTGAATTAAAGGAAGCAATAGGGGAATTAGCAATGATTGACAACTATACATACGAAATTAAGAACTGTGTAAGAAGTGAAAGCTTAAGAGACATGGTTGAAGAAATGGTAGCATCATTAGAAAATGCCATCCAGACACTACAAGACATAGACACTAGTAGAGAATATGAAACAATAGAAGATTAAATACCAAGAGATATGATAGATATAGAAAAAGAAATGGCTTGGATTACATTTATGCATGACGGATTCAACGTAAAATGGCACCCGGTACTCTGTACACTTACGGGAAGACATTTACCTTTTGATGAAAGTATTATGGATCTCTGTAGAGAAAAGTTCAACACTAAAGACGACTGGATACTATTCGGAATTGCTCCGACATCTCAAATGATGATAGGAAATTCGGTAAGAAGTAACTTATAAAAACAGAACAAGATGAAAGACTTTTTAAAACTTATAACATTTAGAACAGGTAAAAACACTTACAATAGAAACATTCGAGTAATTTTCCCGATAGTGTTTTGGACATTGATACTAATTGCAACCTATGACTTATACTTCCTTTGGACGTACATACTGTAGACACCTTAAAAACATTAAAATAAACAGTAAAAGAGTAGGAACTACATTATATAGTTCGTATCTTTAGATATGGGGGAATTAAAAAAATAAAAGATATGACAGAATTAAAAACATTCATCGAAGAGATGAGATCAACAAGTAGTGCATTAGAGAAACAAGAAATACTGTCACGAACTTCAACAAACATACACACGCTTTTAGAAGCTACGTACAACCCGTATAAGAAATATTTTGTAACAAGTAAAAACTGTAAAAAGAATCATAAACTTATTGACGACTCTTTAGGATACATCAGCATACAAGAAGTACTTAAACAGTTGAGCAGTAAAGCAGTAACAGGGCATAACGCTATAACATTAATTAATAGCTTTGTTGCACATAATACAGATGGGGACATGTTGTATAAAATTATAGATAAAGATTTAGAAATTAGAGCAGGAATTAAAACTATCAACAAAAGTATACCAGACCTAATCCCAACATATTCCGTTGCACTTGCAAAAGAGTACGAAGAAGGAAAGTGTGATTGGAAAGATGGATGGTTTGCATCAAGAAAACTAGACGGAGTAAGGTGTCTAGCAAGAGTAGACGGAGAAGGAAAGTGTACACTATTCAGCAGAACAGGAATAGAATTCAACACACTTACAAAAGTAACAGACGCAATAGAGGCAACAGGAGTCATAAATGTTACTTTTGACGGAGAAATCTGCCTAATAGATAAAGACGGAAACGAAGACTTTCAAGGTGTTATGAAACAGCTAAGAAGAAAGAATCATCAAATCCAGAATCCATCCTACATGCTTTTCGACATGATGAATAACAAACATTTCGACAACGAATCAGTTTCATCACATTTAGAGTTTAGGTTGTACGATTTAAGATCATGGCTAAACGGTAAATTTCAAGCAGAAAAGCCTACAAACATTATAAAGTATGCTGAACAGTACAGGGTTAAGGATGATGCACATCTTGCAAAATGGGTAAAACTAGCAGCAGACAATAACTGGGAGGGAGTAATGCTTAGAAAAAATGTAGCATATGAAGGGAAACGTACAAAGAACCTTGTAAAGGTTAAGAAGTTCTTCGATGCAGAATACGTGGTAATGGACTATGGTAATGAAGATCATGAAGTTGTAAGAGATGGAAAATCTGTTACAATGAAAATGTTAGCTCAAGTATATATTGAACATAGAGGACATAAAGTAAAAGTCGGAAGTGGCTTCTCACAAGAACAGCGACTAAAGTATATGGACGGATCAATCATAGGAAAGACAATAACAGTTCAGTACTTCGAAGAAACCTTTAACGACAAAGGTGGAATTTCGTTAAGACATCCAACTGTAAAACACATTTACGAAACACAAAGAGACATGTAGTATGAAATATAAAGAAACAAAGAAAATGTTAAAAGAGCTTGCACTACTAGTAGGAGTAGGTATAGCAACAATAGTACTATTTTGTACATTAAACGAACTAATAAAATAAACAAATGGAAAACCAGAAAGCATTAATTAGAAATATAGAAAGAGCAGACGTACAGGATGTTGCAAAACATAAGTATGCTGAAATACTAATTAAGAATTTTAACAACGTAGAAGTTAGAAGGTATTTACAAGGAAAGTATAAGAGTACAGGAGATTACTTTTACATGGGATTACTAAAGACAAACATACAATGAAGGTAGAATTAATATCAAAGACAACAGGACTAGGTTCATATAAAGAACTAGACCAATTAGAGATAGTATCGGCAATTGCTAGACATGGAACCATTAAACAAGATGGGGGTAAGTTAATAAAGTATCTTATGTCAAATGCTCACTGGAGCCCACTTCAACACATTTCATTTGGATTTAAAATTGAGACTAGAAGAAGTATTTCAGCACAGATATTTAGACATAGAAGTTTAAATGGGCAAGAATGGTCTTTAAGGTATGCTGAACCTTTAGGTTTTGAAGAAATAGACATTAGAAGAGAACATCCAACGAATAGACAGAGTAGTACGGACAGTTTTAACCCTGAATTAGCTCCTGGACTATCTGCTAGAACTTACATTAACGGGGTACTAGAGGAAGTAGAAGAACTGTATAACAGTCTTATAAAAGCAGGTGTAGCTAAAGAATGTGCTAGAGATATTTTACCTTTATGTACAAAAACTACAATTCATATTACGGGAACACTTAGAGATATGTTAGGATTCTTGAATGTAAGATGTGATAACCACGCACAAAAAGAAGTTAGAGACATTGCTTTAAGAATTGGAGAAGAGATGGAAAAGGAATTACCCGACGTATTTAAAAAATTAGATTGGAGAAATGGAATGTTTATGTAATCGGAATAAAGTATAAAAGTTATGAATGAATTTGTAAAGAAAATAATAGTACTAGGAGTAGAGTTAGATAAAACAGACTCTCCAATACAGGTATCGATAATACTAAACGATGTAGAAGTAGAGTACAGGAAACTAGTAGAGCAAATAAAAAACGAAAACATAAAGATTAAACCGGTAAAAAAGGTAGAAGAAAATCCACACGAATACTGGTTTGACGACTCAGAAGACTTTGAATACTAAAAACAGAAATAAAAACAGGTATTATGAAAATTATTAAAAACATTAAAGAGGGATGGGGAAACTATTTAAAGTACTTTCAAACAGGAGACATCTCAGACGAAGTTAAAGAGCTAGCAGAGACTAGAGCAGAGATATGTAGAAACTGTCCACACTTAGTAGAAAGCAGAACATATAGCTTAATTCAGAATATTTTACCTAACGGAAGAGAATCTTCAACCTTAGTACCAGAAAATACATCAGCAGATCAGAAAGTAAAAGGGTATAAATGTGACCAATGCGGATGCGGATTTCCAGCAATGGTATTTGCACCAGATAAGAAATGTGTAAAAGGAAAATGGTAACTCACAAACTTTTTTCAAAAGAACAGGTAAAATAGTTGCTTAAGTGTTATATAATCGCTATATTTAGATATACATTAAATATAACGACATGATATCAAGACTAAACGAAATTATCAAGAAGTACAATTTACATTACATTTACCTATTAATTTTTGTAATATTTTTAGGAATACATATACTAGTTCCCAACATACCTTTACCGTTTTTAGGAATGGATATAACAGGATGGTGGTTAATATGGATAGTGTTATTTCAAATATACGAAATGTAAAACAGTAAAAACCAGATATGACAGACAATCAAAAAATAGCTTTAGGCTTAGGAATATATACATTAGGGCAAACAGTAATATGGTTTCAGGCAAACGGACAATTCATATGGAAATCGTTTAAAGACAATCCATTCATAGTTGCACTTATAGGAGGAACAGCAGTATCTTATTTCTTTATATTAGCAACAGGATACCTAGCAACAGCCTTTAATGGACTAGTATGGCCGGGACGATTCCTAGGATTTGCAGTAGGAATGGTAATCTTTGCAACCTTAACCCATTACATCTTAGGAGAACCCTTCACCATTAAGACTGCAATATCTTTAACACTTTGCATAGTCTTAATTTTAATTCAACTATTCTTATAAAATATTTGCTTTAGAAGTAAAATATTACTATCTTAAGGTATTAGTAGGAAAATATATAAAACAAAAACACATGATAGAAGTTATTAGACACACCTTAGGCCTTTGCGGAGAACCGCATATAAGCGTAATGACTGCAATACCGGCAAGCGCAAGTATATTGGCAGCAGTAGGATATGTTAAAGTTAAATTGAGTAAGAAAAATTAAAAGAACAAACATGAAAAGATATCAATCAACAAAAGTATTCAGTAACTACAGTGTAGCATTAAGACAACACAGAGCTCAACATTCACACTGTAAACTACTACACGGATATGCATTAAAATTTAAAGTACATTTTGAAGCAAACGACACAACAGTCAACGGAGGACTAGACGACATGAACTGGATAGTTGATTACGGAGGATTTAAAGATTCACCTGTAGGAAATGGACTAAAGAAATGGATGAACGATATGTGGGATCACACTTTATTAATTGAAAAAGATGATCCACAATTAGAGACATTTCAATACTTAGAGGAAATGGGCTTAGCTAAACTAGTAGTACTTGAAAAGATGGGAGCAGAAAGCTGTGCAAAACTAGTGTATGATCATTTTAACGAAAGGTTAGCATTAACAGATGCAGGAAGATGTAGAGTATCTAAAGTAGAGTGTTGGGAGAATGAAACAAATTCATCAACATACGGAGAGTAGTTACAAATTAAAAAGAAAATAGAATATGACTAATCAATTAAAAAGAGTAGAAGATTACAATAAAGTACTGCCAGTCTTAGAACTATACAGATGTGTACAATCAGAAGGAAGTAGATTTGGGAGACCAACAATCTGTGTAAGAACTTCTGGATGTACTCATAGATGTTATTTCGGAGAAGGTGGATGGTGTGATAGCTGGCAAACATCTATACATCCTGAAAAAGGAACCTTTACATTTAACGACATTGTAAAAATGTATGACGACAATCCACACATTACAGAGATGATGTTAACAGGAGGAAGTCCAACAATGCATCCGGCTATTGTAAACGAGTTAACTCACTTTGCAGAAGAAAGAGGAATCTTAATTACAATTGAAACAGAAGGAAGCCACTTCCTACCAACAGACTTTCCAATAGGATTAATCTCACTTAGTCCAAAGTTCAGTAATACAGTTCCAGTATTAGGAGTTAAGACTCCAAAAGGAAACATTACAGACGAAAGAATGATTAAGCAACATAACAAGTTTAGAGTTAACAAAGAAGCAATAGCACAGACACTAGCTTATCATTCAGACTACCACTACAAACCAGTTTGGGATGGAACAGAAGAAGGATTAGTTGAACTTGAAGCATTTAGAGTTGATATGAATATTCCAAAGAATAAAACATACATTATGCCAGCAGGAGATTCAAGAGAAGAATTAATTAGAATGTATCCTCTTGTATTTGAAATGTGTGCAGAAAAGGGATATAATATGACAGGAAGAGATCACATCGTAGCTTATGATAAAAAGCGTTTCGTATAAAGACACAAACACATATACAATGAAAAAATTTAAAGAAATACTAAAGACTGGAAATCCTCAAGAGCTTTCAAGACAGTTAACAGTCCAAGGAAACCCGGTATGGGATTACAAAACACTTGACAGAACAATTTACTTAATTTCTTCAATCAACCACGACTTGGAAGAAGACGATCACGTAACAGTGGGAGAGTTAAGAAAATATATGGTAGATAAGATGATTCATTTTGACACACTTAACTTAGGAGACGAACACACAATGGACCCTTTAACAGATTGTAGTAATGAAGGAGACTTAAAACTAAACTTAACATAAAAACTATGAACAAAATAGAAAGAAAACTAGTAAGTTGGAACGAGGTAGAAGAAGCAGTATCTAAAATAGCAATCGCAATAAAAGAACA